TGAGCAGTAGTTACCTGAGTCATAATAGCGTAATAACGCAACTCAGCCTTTTCTGCCTGAGTCATACTCGATACTGCCTTATCAATGCCAAGACTGAGAGCAACCGCTTCCAATCTTGCTTGAGAGAGGTCGTAACCGAGTCTACGAAGCGGCTCAAGTTCGCCTGAGATACCTGACTGCAATTTCTGCATAGCATCCTCGAAACTAATATTAAAGAACGAGGACAAGTCATAGCCCAACTGTGTCAGGTTTTTACTCATCGTATAGGCTCTGTCACTTACGACACCAAAGCCTGTTGCAAGTGTCATAAATACACCTTGATTACGCATCCACTCACCGGGGTCAATACCCATTATTTCACCGACAGTTTCAGCGTACTCCTGTGCTTCACTTGCAAAATCACCCATAGAAGCGTTAAACAGGTTGATGTTCTCAATGTAGTCATTCATAGCCTTAATTGCCGATGCAATCTTAGTACCAATCATCTTGACCGCATTGTACGCCATCCTGAATTTCGCCCATATATTGATGTAGGACGAGCCAAGTTTATTGTTTGCCGCCGACAGACTATTCGTACTATTCAGCAATCTCTGAATTTTAGCAGGAAAAGCAGAGAAACCATTAGAAACCTTTTCCATTTCATCGGCAAGCGGTTTCATAGCAGTGGCTACTTCTGTCATTTTGGATGCAAACGCACCCATATCCATACCATTCAGAGAATTGAACACTTCCGGCAACTTTTTCAGACCATTTACCGCAGAGGTAAAGCCTTTTGCGGATGCCATCTGTGTCAACGGCTCTAACCCCTTAACCATTTCGGATATAGGGGAATAATCAATCGTTCCAAGACTTTTTACGGCAGTACCGATATTGGTAATACCGTTTGCAACGGTGGAGGAAATCTTGACACCTCCCAAGTTAGTGAGAACGCTGACCGCCTTTTCCAAACCACTAAGGTCTGAGCCGTTTAGTCCCTTTGCGGCAGACGATAACGCACTAACCTGTTTTGCTACCGAAGTAAGCCCAACGCCGCCACTCGTAGCCTTTTTTAATTTTTCAAGAGAACGAGTCAGGGCATCAAGACCGCTTTCTGCACTTTGAGAACTGCTTTTCAGTTCAAGTTCCAAAGACTCGATTGTAGTGGACATTGCGTTCACCTCCTTGTGTTAAGGTTGAGGTTTCTCCGCAAAGCGTTTATTGTTTGCCGCCATAAATGCTTCCATCATCTTTTTACCCTTTTCGGCTACCTTGCGTTCCTTTTCCTCAGCAATACGAGTACGCTCTTTTACTGTGAGAGGATATGGGGTAGTGGTATAAGGATGAGGTTTAGCACCCTTTTTAGCAAAGGCGTGTAGAATGGGAGATACATCACAAATTGCTTCATAAATATATAACCCTTGTAACCACAACTCCTGATTACGCTTTTCGTTTCTTATCTCATCGGCTTTCCTATAATAAATAGTGAGAGTAGGGTCACCCTCCCAAAACTGCTCATAGGTCATACCAATGGCGAGATAATACGGAAACACCTCATAGAATTTTTCTGTGTAAGTGGAAAAAGGGGAACGAGCCATAGATTGCTCGCCCCCCTCAGTGGCAGACGGCGAGCCACTTACCAACTTGCCGTCCAGTCCAAGTTTCCCTCTGCTTCCTCAGGCTCGTCAACAAGTGCCATAATCGGCTCGTTATACATCTCTGCCAACTTACCAATCAAATCGCCCTTGTTAGTCATCTTAGAATAAATATCATCAATGACCTCCTGCTTGACAAAACGATGGTTAGCGAGAAATGCACCTGCAAAAAGAGCAGGGAGAGTAGTCATAGGCTTATCCTTAATATCGGATGCCACAAAGCCACTCTTTTCCATCTGTTCAACACTCTTGCGAGTGTACTCAAGACAATATTCCTTGTCCTGATAATTAAAACGCAACTGCTTGTTCATAATTTATTCCCTCCCTCTGATTATTCACCAACGGCAATAGGCGTAGACGGAGCGATAGTGATAGTCATATCAACTACCTCATTTACACCACCACCGACAGGGAATACAGACAACGCACCGCTAAAGAGGAACTTGCCATCAGTGCCGGTAGGAGTTACGGAATTGCCGGACACAGTACCGCCAAACCAAACTGCAAAATCGGTGTTCTGACCCTCAAGAGCCTTGAGTTTAGTGAAGTCCTCCTTAGTATAATTCGCAGTAAATTCGAGAGCATCAAGGCTCTGAATACCGGGAATATAAGTCTGCATACCATCAGAGAGAGTAGTAGTTTCAAGCATTTCAGGCGAGCCGCCGAGGTCAGGGAAATCCTTAATGTCTACCAACTTTTCGTAAGTATCGCCTGTTCCCTTTTTCATAAGGAAAATCTTATAAGTAGAAATAGCCATAGTATTTTACCTCCTAAAAATTTCATTGTTTTTTGAGATGAGTGCTTTATATCTACCTGTCATACGATAAATAGTGGCATCATCCATATTGGGGATAGGTGTCAGCATTATGCGAGTAAATCCAAGTGCAGACATTTTACTGTCAATGAACGCCGCAATTTCCTTACATTCTGCTTTTTTACCTTTTGCCTTGTTAGAATAGACATTCAACTCATACATCACCTCAGCGTGATTTTCCATTTCGGAACTCGACTGAGTGTTTCTGTAGGCTGAACTATCCATTTCAACAAGAGATGCACAAGGGAACGAGGACGGAGATTTTACATATTCTCCAATCATATAAATGTTCGGATATTCGGCTCTCGTTTCCGTTGCCACAATATTGAAAATTTCATTTTCGCAATCAATCATCCGAACACCTCCCTTGCTATTTCGATTGCTTGTTTTGTTACCGATTGTACTGCACTATACATTGGCATTGTCGCAGGAGTACCACGAGTAATCACGAGATTGCCGCTTTCATCGTAGTAGCCCCACGCCTTTGATTTACCATACCCTTTACCGTAACTACCTATCGTTAGACCGAGGTCTGCTCCGTAAGGGTTAGGCGAACTACCTACCGAGCCGTTATGATACACACCTGCACCGAACTCGCACCAAACGGCATCCTCGCCATCTGCTACGATAACAGTCATAGTACCTTGCTCATCAACTCTCACAGTTACATCTGCCGACCTTTGAATACCGCCTTGAGGGAGGTCATTTATTCCGGCACTATTGAAATTGCTTTGAGCAGTAGAAGCAATCGCTTCCGCTATGCGTTTGCGACATTCCTCCAACTTCTTTCGCAATTCCAATTTGTATTGTTCGATTTCCTTAATAGCACGATTTATGTCCTTTGAGTTCAGACCGATTGAGATGACCTTTTTACTCATCGAACATTCACCTTGCTTACCGCAATGGAAACGCTATTAAGACTCCGAGCAACCTTTTTCACTATGTAATCGTGAGGGGTATCGGTAGTTCCATCGGCTTTAATCTGAGGTACGGTATCAATCCACAGGACTGAATACTCATCAATAGCCGTGTTAGGCTCATCGAGTACAAAGACTTTATCGTATGAAATGCTATCTCCAAACTGTCGGCTTTGCGTTTCACCCATAGCGGCTGAAATATTTGCCTTACACCTGATGGGGTTACCATAAGATAGTTCATACTGACCTGTCTTATTTCCGTAATCGTCCTCAATTTCTACCTTTGTATCGTACAGTGCATAATAGAACGGAATTTTGTTCCTATCCATACATCTCATTACTCCGTCACCTCGCTCGTTAGTACGCCGCAGTGAGGGGTAATGGCACTCAACATTGACTCAGGCACATCTCCATTCTCATAAGAGCGAGAAATACCATTTTCCGAGTGAGAGGTCTGACCCTCCGCACCTCGTTTGTTCCAAAGATAAGCGGCGATTTCGCACTGCAATATCTCATACTGAGCAGGAACAACCGTCTTTGTCTTATCATACGGATAGGCTCTGTTCAAAATCTTGCTTTGAGCCAAAGAGAGGTACACGGACAATGCCGTGTCCTGAGCAGTGTCATTCTCTCCGACCAAAGCCTTTAGCATAGTCAGTTTCTCAGCATCCGTCATAACCGTGTACCTCCTTTTTAGTCATTTGCAGACTCCGCTTTAGGTTTTTGCACCTTTGTAGGCTTCTTTTCAGATTTAGGTGTGCTATCAGTCTTAACCTCGTTAGGCTTATCCGTGACAATAGGCGTAGAGGTTAAGTGCTTCCTTAAAAGCATACTCATTAAGCAACCTCAGTCATCTTGATAGCCTTAGAAGCATCATACAGATAAGCCACATAGTGCTTATCAGCAGTCATTACGGTGGACTTATTAACAATGTCACGGTCAGTTTCCACCATAGTGTCACGCTTCATATAGATAGCGAGAGCACCGGGCTTAACGATATAGCAACCGTCAGTAAGTTTGTTAGAAACAACTACCTGACAACCGTGTACCATACCAACCGCACCCTTGATAACAAGGTTTGCCGCAATTTCAGAAGCAGGACACCAATCGTCAGCCTTACGCAGACCTGCGTAGGTAGCAGGAGAACAAAGGAATACCTTTTCTCCCTCAATATCCTCGCCAAACTTCACAAGAGCATCTGCAATATCGTCAGCAGTAGCACGAGCAGAGCAAGTATGAGTCATAGTGCCTGCAATGCCATCGAGAACTGCGAGAACATCTGCATCCACCTTAGAAGCGATAGCGGTCTGAATTTGAGTTACTGCTTCACCAACAGGGTCACCGTAGCCGGAAAGAACTGCTTCATCGGTCAACTGAACACCTCTGCCGACTTTCTTAACCGTTGCAGAAACGGTACTTTCGGTCAACTGACCGATAGGAATGTCAGCACCCTCAGCCACATCAGTAGCATCACCAATATAAACGATACATTTTGAGAGCAT